CCATCACACAGCGGACAGCCGTCGCGCGGGGCCGTCTCGCATTCGGGGCAATCCACCTGCACGGCCGTGCCGCCGCAGGCCACGCATTCCGGCTGGGGAATCTTCACCGACCACTGACCCAACCGCTCGCCGCGAATCTCGATCAGCTCTTCCAGGTAGCCGGGATCGTAGCGCAGCTCGCAAGCCAACATGCGGTCATATTCGGCCATCATTTTGGACAAATCGACGGAAACGGCCGTCGCCACCCGCCTGCTCTTTTTCACAACATTCTCCTTTCGCTTGTGGCGCTGCTGATGTACTCCTCGTAACACAGACAGCTCGACAGGCAAATGCGGCGGCCGGGCTTTTTGTACGCCGGGTCGCCAATTTCAAACTCACGGCCGTCGAAGTAAATGCACTCCCGGCAGCTATCGCGGGCGCTGCGAATGGAGCGCACCCGGTCAAACCCCTGCCGGGCAAATCCCTGCTCGGCCACGTCGTAGTAGGTGCCGCGCCCGGCATCGATGTACATCTGTGAGTAACGCAAGAAGCTGCCATCGGTTAAAAGCTGGCCCGTCGCCAGCTTTTGCGCAAATTGCAGCAGATAGCCCAGCTGGAGCTGGCGGGTGGCCTCCACCAAAGCAACGTCGGTCAGGGTTAACGACGGCAGCCCGCCCACGGCCGCCCCGCCCCCGGCCAAATGCACAAAGCGCACCCTGTCGGCCATTTGCAGCTGCCAGTAATCCAGTTCCGCCACGCCGGTTTGCACACTCGCCACCAGTGAGGCAACCTCCTGGGAAACGGCCGTTAACGTCGGGTCCAGCACGCGGCGCGGAATGGGGGCAACGGCTGTTTCCAGCGCCGCCCGTGCCTGGCGCGGGGCGTAGCGCCGCCACAGCGCCAACGCCTCTTGTAGCTCAGCGGTGGACACGGCCGACAAGGCCGCGATCTCCTCGGGTGTCCAGTTAATCGCGGGCATAGTCCCATCGCTCAAGAGCATCCATAGCGGAAAGCTCTGGCACAACCGTGTTGGCAAACTGACCTGTCGTGGCGTTAGCTATCAGCCGTATGGCAGCCCACTTCACCAGCTCTTTGGGCAGGAGCCACGCCAGCTTCATCCAGAACCTTTCGGATAAATTCTTAATTCTTGCCTCAATCATTGGTTACCTCCATTTCCTTCGGGTACAAAATCGCCCCGAATCGTGGCGTCGCTAATCTCACCATTCTGCACCGTCTGCACGGCCGCAGGCAGCGCCACGGCCGCCCGGTTCAAAATCTCCATGATTTCGGCCTGGGCTTTCAAGCGGCCGAGCTTGTAGGGCGCTTCGCCCTCGATGCGCTCCAGTTCGGCGCTGACGTTTTCCGCGCCTATCATCCGTACGGCCGTTTCCCGGCTGATGAGGTCTTTTTCGTAGGCAGAAATGATGGCCGTCCGCTCGCCAACGGACAGCGGGCCGCTGTTGATAACGGCCGAGCCGCTTACCTTCAGTGCATCAAAGTAGCCAGGCTTGCCCGCCAGAGCTGCCGCCAGCGCCAGTACCGTGCCGAAACACCAGGTCAACGCCCCGTCAAGCGCCGACTTGGATTGTTTCAGGCTGGTTTCAAAATCGGCGCGGGCCTGCACGATAAACTCACCGCTGGCCGTGTTACCAGCCCCCTGCTGGGCGAGCACGTGCAGCTGGCTCGCCTCATGCAAAATGGCAGTGTACAGGTCGGCGGCCGTGTCCACGAAGACATCGGCCGGGGTTGGCTCACGGAACTGAGCNGACGGCGTGGTGTAGCCCTTGATCTGCCCGTTGTCATCGAAGATGGGCAGGCCCTGGAGGAAGTTGGCCGTATTGGGTCCCAGGTTGATCTTTGCCGGGGTGAAGGTCTGGCCACCGGCCGCGCTTTCATCCTCTGACCAGGTGCCGGGCATTTGGGTGTTGAGATACAGCCGCTCCAGGAACCCGCCGTCAACGATGTTGCGGCTCTCCGAGGTGCGCGCCAGGTTCAGTGACTTTTGCAGGCGGCGCTTGCTTTCATCGATGAAGAGCGGCCGTTCCATCTCAAACATCGTCAGACGGCCGCCCAGGGGCAAGGGGTAATCAGCGGCCTGAGCGAGATCGCCCTGCACCAGGCGGATAACCGTGCGGCCGTTCTCATCCACGAAACAGATTTCGGCTGCGGCCTGGTTGTCGTCGGTCTGGTAGGTGTAAACCCCGGCCTGGTCCATGCTCTCCCCATCCGTGGTCACCGTGGCCTGCATGGGACTGGCGTGCTGAATGTGGATTTTGGCCAGCACGTCAGCCAGGGCGCTGTCGCTGTTGGTCTGGACGGCCGTGCGGCCGTCCTCATCTGTGGCCAGCAGCCGGGCAGGAATGATGAGGCGCAGCGGGCCACGCCGGGTGAGCAGCGTGGCTCGGGCCGCTTCCTGAAACACTTCGTGGGGTGAGGTACGGGTAACACGGCCGTTGCGCGTGACCACCCCCTGCGTGCTGCCCCACCAGGCAGAGAGCAGCGCCCCGGCCTCAGCCAGCAGCGCTTCTTCGTCGGTGGTGGGTTTGTCGTCGTCTGCGTTCGCTGCGAACGCAAGTGGCCGTTTCAGCTCGACGTGTTTTTGCGGGCTTTCGCCAATGACCCCGGCCACGTGCCGCTCCACAATTTCGCCAATGGCGTTTTGTGGCACGAAGGTGCGCTCGACATTGTCCATCATGGTGGCGTAGCCTTCGTTGGTCTGATCCACCATCGGCCCGGTCCAGGCGTGGCCCCTTTGCCAGTGATCGCCGTCGGCAAAGGCCAGGTTAGCCGCAAGCCAGGCGGCTGCTCTGTCGGGGATTGCGTCGGCCGCTTCTTTGGCGGTCCAATTGTTAAATGCCATAGTTACCTCTCTGTCAGCCGGTCATGATGAGGCTGGTGGATTGCTGCGGCCGTTGGGGCACTGCTTGCCGGTTCAGGTAGGTGCCAATGTAGCGCAGCGCGTCGAGTAAATGGTAGCTGTTTTTGTCCTCAATATTTTCCGTTGGTTCGCCCGCCTCGTCCAGTTCGCGGCTGTAAGCTGACATCTGATCGCGGGTATGGCCGCAACTGCGAAAAATGCGCAGCCTGTCGTTGGCAATCAGGCCGTAAACGCGATTGATACCCACTTCAACTTCGCTTACCAGCGGCCGTTTCACCAGTAGACCGGCAGCATTGAATTCGTTGCGCCACTGCCCTTCAGAGAACGCGCCGCCGTAAGTCGTGGGCTGGCCAGGCTCCCCGCGCAGCATAGCCTCGACATGCTGGTTTGCCGTTCGGCCGCCCTCCCAATATTCGCGGTAGAGGTAGAAACGGCCGTCTTTGGGATTCTGCGCCAGGTAGACAGTGGCCGTATTCACCCCGCCATAATCCTGCCCCATAAAGCGCGGCCAGTGCGCCGGAATCTCGAAATCGTCAACGACGTGCTTATCCTCGTCAAAATTGTCATAGATGAGGCCAGCGGGCCGGGTGAAAATCGCCCGGTAAAACATATCAAACTTCCAGGCGGGCAAATCCTGCCGGGCGCGTTCCCACTCACTGCGCGGGAAAGCGGGGTTGTCAATGCTGCGAAAGCGCACCAGGTCAATGGTGGGATCGCTGCCGTGCAGGCCAGGGTCGTGGATTTTGGTTTTCAGCCAGCCCAGGTAGTAGGGCGTAGTGGTGATGAGCAGCCGCCCCTCGTTGATGCTCAGGCGGCGCATGATCGCCTCGTAGCTGCCGAGCTTAAACTTCTTCTGGCCGCACTCGTCGGCGTGGGCCGCTTTGGCGGTCATGGATTCGAGACTGTCGGGGTCTTGGGCGTGACCAAAAAAGACGGCCGTTTCGTCGTTGTATTCTTTGCCAAACAACATACGCTGCCCGGCCGGGGTAACGATGAGCTTTTTGGTGGGCGAGCCGACGTAGCGGGCCACGCCGGTAACGGTCTGGAAATAGCGAATGTATTCCGGGATAGTTTTGAGGCCCAGCAGCGGGTAGGTGGGCGCGGCCACCAGGTAATCGCCAGGGCCGCGCTCCTGCATCTCGCGGAAAAACCAGGCCGGGCCAAATGACGTTTTGCCGCCCTGGGTACCGGCCAGAATGGCCACGATGCGTTTGCGGCTGTCCCAGGCGCGCCACTGGTTTTTGTGAAAGCGCAGCACAATCTCGCCATTTTCGACAATGTAAGGGCGGGGGTTGATAACGGCCGTTTGTGCGGCCGGGCTATTCGGTTTTGTCGTCATCTGGACGGGTGCCAGCATCGCGATCCTCCCGAACGGTAGTGATTTTTTGCACCTGATGCACCGGATCGTCTTCGGTGCCTTTGGGTCCGAAGAGGCCCAAGTATTTCATCACGTCTTCCAGCGCAGGCAGCGACTTCTCAAACTCAAACATTAAAC